ACAGGAGGAAAATGTTTAATTACTTCAACACCAAACTCAGATGAAGATCAGTTCGCTTTGATTTGGAAAGAAGCCTGCAAAAGATTCGACGACTACGGCAATGATACTATCGTAGGAACCAACGGTTTCTATGCTATGAAAGCTCACTGGTCAGAACACCCAGACCGAGATGATAAATGGGCTGAACAAGAAAAAAGTAGAATTGGGGAAGAAAGATTCCGTCGAGAACACGAGTGCGAATTCTTAATTTTTGATGAAACATTGATCTCTAGTATAAAATTAGTAGAATTAGAAGGTAAAGATCCTTTAATGAATATGGGACAAGTACGTTGGTGGAAAACACCTTCACCAGGCAACTCCTACATGGTAGCATTAGACCCTAGTTTGGGTACAGGTGGAGATTTTGCTGCTATACAAGTGTTTGAATTACCTACTTTTGAACAAGTAGGAGAATGGCATCACAATACCACTCCAGCTAATCAACAGGTTAGAATATTACAAGCTATTACAAAACATATCTATGATTCAATCGTAGAAAAAAATCCTGCAGAAACTCCTAGTATTTTTTACAGCATGGAGAACAATACATTGGGAGAAGCAGTGTTATTGAGAGTAATGGATTTAGGAGAAGAAAATATTCATGGTCAATTTTTAAGTGAACCTATTAGAAAAGGACATCGTAGAAAATTTAGAAGAGGATTTAATACCACTGCTAAACACAAAATAGCAGCCTGTGCTAAATTTAAAGAGCTAGTGGAATCAGGAAAAATGAGGATTAACAGTAAGCCACTGATATCAGAATTAAAAGACTTTGTGGCTTCGGGTGTTTCATATAAAGGTAAACCAGGACAGCACGATGACTTAGTGAGTGCTTGCCTATTAATGACTCGTATGATGCAGGTTTTGGCTACATTTGACCCTAAAATATTCGAAAGATGGACTGACAGAACCACAGAATGGACTGCTCCAATGCCTATATTTGCTAACCTAGGTTCTTAATAAATACAGTATGATTAAGCCTAAAACATCACAAGATTTGTTCAATAAAATACGCAGCAAGTTCTCTAATATACAGTTAGGAGACAGCGAAGGCAATGTAACAGCTGATCCTAAATCAGCTGTATTTTTTGACTTTGAATTCAGCGAAGATTCTGATAATTTTGGTAGAGTGAGTATAAGTTTAGCCGATGGTGAAAATATGAAAGTTTTCTATAATCGAGGACTAGTAGAAAAAATCGATGATGCTGCAAGAGCTAACTGGTATAGTTTTTTAAAAGAACTTAAAGATTTTGCTGTGCAACATCAGGTGAGTTTTGATGTGCGAGACATTACAAAAAACAGCCTTACACAGCAGGATTTTAAGAATCTTGCAGATGTGAATCAAACGGTAAATACAGACGATAATATGTCAGAAGAACTAAACAGATTAACAAAACTAGCAGGAATTCCAGTAGCAGAGAGTCTCACAGGAACTAAGAAATCTTCTTACGAAAATTTAGATAAAACAAGATTAATCATAAGACACGCACAAGCAGTGGATGAAAACGTGCCAGGTTCAAGAAGCAGACAGATCAACAGTCTATACATTGAAAATGAGCAAGGTGAAAGATTCAAATACCCAATGAAACATCTAGCAGGTGCAAGAGCAATGGCACGACATGTTGCTAATGGGGGTGTACCTCACGATGATTTTGGCAAACACATTATTAAAATGAGTGAACAAATTGCTCAACTTAATAGTTTTGCTCGATATGCTACCAATAAAGATCAGTTAAACAATTCAGTGGGTGACATTATAGAAAAAAGCAGACTTAAATTAGAGAACATGAGAAACTATGTAAAAAATTTAAGCAAACAAGCACATTACACAAAAGCCAAAGAAAGTTTTCAACCTACCACTATCGCTGAGTTGGATGATGCTACTCGAAATAGTTTAAGAGAAAAATTTACATTAAGACATCTTGATGACAAAGTAGAATCAGCTCTACCATTGATTCATTCAATCATGAAAGAGTATGATGACAAAGATGGAGAAATATCTCCACCAGTAGATCATTCAGCAATGGTACAATCATTCCTTGCTAATCCAGAAAAAAAATTAGTATTAAGAGCAGATCCTGCTGCTGATAAAATGTTATCAGTAACAAAATTTACAAATAAGAATACCATGTTAAGTTCTATTCTATCAGACATTGCTTCAAGAATGTTAACTAGAAACGATGAAGAAGATAGAATTGCTAACTTTGCTAGTCAAGTAGCTGATGATATGGGAGCAGAAGGTGCTCCATTCTTTAAACCAGATGAGAATTATACAAGAAATAAAAAAATTGCAATACAACTAGCAAAAAGATACATCGATGATTATAAAAAAATGCAACAGGATCCAGCGTATGCTGATGAGATAAGACAAGATCCAGGTAAATTTGCTCCAAAAAAAGATAGACAGGGCAAAGCCAAAGGCGAGGGTGAAGAGTTTGAAAAATGGGCTAACAGAGTAGAATCTAAAGTCACAGAAGGCATCCATTCATTACCAGACGAAGATCATGCTGGTGAAAATTTCAGCAAATTAAAAGACGTAATGAGCAAACATTTTCCAGTAGGCACCGAAGCAGTTAATGCTGTGTCAACTCTACAAAGTTTAGGATTTGGTGATGATGATCTATTTGATCAGTTGGGCGAATTAGCAGATAAAGAAGGTCCAGATGCTTGTGCTTGTGAAACTGTTAAGAACTATATCATGAATACTCTATTAAAGAGTCCCAACATACAAAATTACTATACACCAGAACAAATCACAGCTCTACAAGATGCTGCATCTGCTTCGGACAACAGACAAGGCAAGGAAGCCAACAAGTCAGCTGATCATTTTGACACAGCAATGACACAGACAGCGATGGATTCAGTACAGGAAGCATCCGACAGGCCCATTATGATTGATGGCAAAGAAGTGGATCTAAAAACCGTAGAGTATGAAATGCAAGATGTTGGCGACAATATATTCGACCTACAAGGTGCCAGATTTAAGGATGGCACAGAGTTATCTGATGATCAGATGGAGAAATTAATGGTTGATATGGACTTTAATGAGTGGGTACAGCAAGATCACGTACAAAGAGGAATAGAGTCAGTACAGGAAGCACCGGCAGTGGACACTTCAGACATGACCATGGCAGGTATAGGACGTGGAGAAAAAGAAGAAGTGCAAAAGATACTGGACCAAAATAGTGAATCATACCAAGCAGTACTAGCTGGAGAAGATTTAATAACTTTTGGTAAATTATACCGTGAATTAATATCCTATTACATGAGCAATGGTGAAATGCCATATGGTGTAGCCAAAGCTAGAGAAGGTGATCCAGAAGCATGGATCATGGACAGATTAGACAGCATGGGATTGTTAGAAACGATGCAAAAAGAAGAGAATGTCAACATCAACGATGAGTACAGATTTCGTGATTGGTTAAAAAAGACGCATAATAAAGATGTGCATCAATTAACACCTCAGGAATATATCGTTGTGTCAAAACAATACAGAGACGAGCAAGGTGCCAAAACCGAAGGCAACGAATTTGCACAAGCAGTGCAAAAAGCCAAAGCAGCAGGCATGAAACCAGGCGACAAGTTCAAAGTGGGCGAAAAGGAATACACATTAAAAGATGCCATAGAATTAGCCGGCATGCAATTGGAAGATTTTAATTTTACCGCAGAGAGCGTAGGCGGTGGAGCAACTGTTAGACAGATGACGGATCTTGAATTAGCCAATTTCCTACACACATCTGTAGCAGAAGTTAAAAAAGACCGAGAAGCAGCAGAAGAAGCAGCAGAAGAACTAAATCAGAAGTATGCTAGCGACAACGAGTCGGTAAAAGAAGACGAATTAGCAGTTCTTAAAAAGCTATCCGGTATATAATACCAAATTTCACTATAGACAACAGATAAATAAGTGTGTATATTATTCTTTATGTCTAATATACATTAGGCAAATATAAAACAAACATAGGCACACAAGGAGGCTTACATTATGGCTACACTAGCTGAAATAAGAGCGAGACTAAAATCCCAAGAAGTGAATCGCTCCACTTCAAACACAGGCGGCGACAACGCCATCTACCCTCACTGGAACATACAGGAAAATCAAGAAGCAGTAGTTCGTTTCTTACCTGATAAAGATCCAAACAACACTTTTTTCTGGACTGAGAGAGCAATGATCAAATTGCCTTTTGCTGGAATCAAAGGTCAAGCGGATTCAAGACCAGTGCAAGTACAAGTACCATGCATGGAGATGTATGGAGAAACTTGTCCAGTTCTAACAGAAGTTAGACCCTGGTTCAAAGACAAGTCAATGGAAGACATGGGCAGAAAATATTGGAAAAAGAAAAGTTACATATTCCAAGGTTTTGTGCTGCAAAATCCCTTAACTGATGACAAGACACCTGAGAACCCAATAAGAAGATTCATTATTGGTCCACAAATTTTCAACATAATCAGATCTGCGTTACTGGATCCAGAAATGGAAGAGTTACCAACTGATGCTGTGAGAGGTGTGGATTTTAGAATAACCAAAACATCCAAAGGCGGATATGCTGATTACTCTACTTCAAAATGGAGCAGAAGAGAAAGAGCTCTAGACGAAGCAGAAAGAGCAGCTATTGA